CTTGGTGATGATGCAAATTTTGCATCATCAGTTACTACCTCGCTTAATGCAAAATTTGCAACAGCAGATTTTAACAGCACATTTGATATACGTTTGGCGGCAAGTACAGTAACAACTAACGCAAACCTCACAGGTGCAGTTACTTCTACAGGTAACGCTGCAAGCCTAGGATCATTCACTTCTGCGCAGCTAGCTGCGGCGCTTACCGACGAGACAGGAACAGGCGCAAATGTCTTTGCCACAAGCCCTGTCTTAGTAACCCCAGCCCTAGGCACGCCGTCTGCGCTTGTTGGTACGAATATTACAGGTACAGCGGCGGGTTTAACTGCGGGGAACACGACTACCAACGCAAATTTAACTGGTGATGTTACTAGTTCTGGTAATGCAACAACACTAGCCACAGTTAATGCTACAGTTGGTGGATTTGGTTCTACAACAAACATCCCTGTTATTACAGTAAATGCAAAAGGACTAGTTACTGCGGTATCAACGGTGGCTATTTCTGGTTCACTTACATTCACTGGTGATGTATCTGGATCTGGATCAACTGGTTCGTCTACTACACTAACACTTGCATCAGTGGCCACAGCAGCGACTACTGGTTCAAGTACAGCTATTCCAGTTGTTACTTTTAACAACAAAGGATTGGTAACAGCAATTACAACAGCAGCGGTAGTTGCACCAGCAGGAACACTCACAGGTGCGACACTTGCATCAGGTGTAACAGCGTCTAGTTTAACATCAGTTGGCACATTAACAAGTTTAACAACAAGTGGTAATTTAACAGTTGGTGGTAATTTAACAGTTAATGGTACAACCACAACAATCAATGCAACAACATTAGCAGTGGCTGATCTGAACATCGAAGTGGCAAAAAACGCCACTACTGCGGCAGCAGCAAATGGTGCAGGACTTACAGTTACTGGTGCAGCAGCGACATTGACTTACACTAATATTGATGATCGTTGGAACTTTAACAAAAACTTGAATGTTACTACAGTATATGGTGCGTTATCAGGTAATGCAAGTACAGCCACTATATTGGCAACTGCACGAACAATAAACACAGTTTCCTTTAATGGCTCTGCTGATATTGTCGTTACAGCGGCAGCAGGAACACTTACAGGTGCGACACTGGCATCAGGTGTAACAGCATCTAGTTTAACAAGTGTTGGTACAATATCCACTGGTACTTGGAGCTCAACGGTTAGTACATCATCAAATTCTACCATGAGTGGTACATTAGCAACTGGTGCATTGACAACAACTGGTGCCATTACAGCAACAGGTGAAATTACAGCATTCTTCTCTGATGCAAGACTAAAGAAAGATGTTGTAGCAATTACAGATCCAATTGCCAAGATCATGAGTATTCGTGGTGTTACTTTCCGACCAAATGAAACAGCATTGGCGTTAGGTATTGCAGATACTGCGCAGGTTGGTGTAATTGCTCAAGAAATTGAGGCAATGATGCCAGAGCTAGTATCACCTTCGGCTTTCCCGGGCTTCTTGACTGTTAAATATGATAAGTTGACAGCATTGTTAATTGAGGCAGTAAAAGCTCAACAAGGTCAAATCGAAACGCTAACTGCACAGATTGCAGCGTTGGCAAATAAAGCAGGACTTTAATCTTCGCTAAATAACAAGGAGATTAACTCATGGCAATATTACCAGCAACAGGATCAGCAATTACCTTTTCTAATGTTGAACGAGGCTACACAAACTCAGCGCCAACAGCTGGCTCAAACATTGAATTGCGTTACCGATTAGCAAGGGTCCACCGTGGCCAATCAACTGGCGCGATTAGTTTAAGCTCTTTCTTTGGCGGGCATACATCACCGTACAACGACAGGTAAAAGACACAATAATAAAGAAAAAGGGCAAATTGCCCTTTTCCTTTGGACAAAACTTCATCATCGAGATCGATATATAATGTATACCAGGAGCACCTTATGTCGCTAACACATTCTGAAATTTTCACGGCCGCTGAGAGCATCTTAAAACAAACACCGTTCCGCACTAAATTTGAAAGAGAAAACTTTCTATACAGCACGTCATCGGGCCCTCGATTGTTGGTTGCGTTATGCAACGACATCATTGACCTAAATGAACAGCATGAAAATGCAACAACAGAATGGATTAAAGCGGCAATTCTTGTAGAGATGAATATAATCAACAATAGGATTAAAGAGCTTCAGATCGAATTTCCTAATATTAATACTGCACTAGAAGAGTCTGAAGGACAATACTGGACGGAACACCTGGCACAAAAAGCCGCCATTGAGGCAATCTGTATGAAAGTGTCAGTGGAGAATATGACACGGATGTTAGCATTACCTGCGGAAATGTATGAAGAAGCAATTACTCGTTGCCAAACATTGTTAAATGTTATTAACAAAACCACACGAGCAGCTGAACGGAAAGCCGACACTAGGACCTAATGTCAATTTTTGAAAAACAACCTGTCTTAAGTGAGCATGTTGTAATCTGCATCCCTACTAACGGAACAGTGCATTCACAGTTTGCATTCTGTTTAGTGAACGCAATACAATATACAGAATCTCATGGTATCCCAACCACATTGGTAATGGATGCCGGCACTGTACTAAGTAATCAACGGCAAGTACTATTAAATACTGCAATAGATGAGCAACATGCAATGCATATTATGTGGCTTGACAGCGACATGATCTTCCCAAGTGATACAATTATTCGCTTACTAGAGCACAAAAAGGATGCAGTATGTGCAACTTACTCTAAACGAACACCACCGTTCCACCCAACGGCCTTCTATAGTATAGATCCCGTTGTACCAGTTGATACTACCAAGACAGGATTAGATATCGTGAGATATAGTGGGATGGGATGTATGTTGATAACAGCCGCGGCGATTGACAGTATGACAAGTCCGCATTTTCCCTTAGTTTGGCACGCACCGTCCTCAACATGGCATGGTGAGGATATGGGATTTTGCGACCTATTGGATCACAACGATATCAAACTATTTTGCGACTTAGCTCTCAGCTGCGAGATTGGCCATTTAGGTCTGAAAGAGTTTCGTGTGAATGAGGTAGGCTGACAAAAAATGAGCACCACTGGTTTAATTTTTTCAGATTGATCGCAGCCGACAGCTGATATTCAGGATACGCATCATCATTGATCACACTTCTCATAAGTGCCCCATCAATAAATGCACTTGTCACTAACATAGACTTAAATTCTTGATCTTTTAGCAGAGTAGTGATCAACGGATGATACCATAGTTCATCATTTATAAGTCTGCGGGTTTCTAAATACCATCGCTCGGTATAACATATGCTACTTTTATACAGGCTATTGAGCAGCGGGTTGTTAAGACGCTTGGTCCAGCATGAAGTGAATTCTAATTGACAATGCGGCCCTCCGTATACAGAAGCCAGTTTGGGCAACGGTGCCTTAATTACTTGCAGCATCTTTTAATAGTATATCAAGTGCTTCTCGAAAGCCACGACTGTTAAACATCTTTGCAGTATTGTAGTGCAACGGCACCGGCCATCGCCATATGTCAACCCAGCAGTAACCCGAACTCTCTTCGTCAAGGATAGGAGTAAATTCATCTTCACATAATATGAGATAACTTACATGTCGAAAACTATAATCTCGCGTAGTAAATGTATGTACATGGCTCATTGCAATGGTATCGGGAACGCCAGGATAGCCAAGTTCCTCGCATAGTTCCCGCTTAAGGCCATTTAAGTCTCCTTCGCCGCGTTCAAGTTTACCTCCCCATAGTCCCCAACAGCCTGGGTGCTTTTCCAATGGTGACCGCAGTTGCATCATAGCTCTACCAGTCCTACTACTTACAATCAATGCGCCAACTGCTCTCATAACTTACTTAGTTTACAATTCGCCATCGGCCTTCTTCAAATAACCCTTCAAGGGCAAGTACCCACTCGATACCATTGAAATGCAGTTTCTTCATACTGTTGGCATTTGTAGTATACTCGCTTGTAGTAACAGTTGATGCATCAAAACTTAAAACCCAGTCGCTGCCGTTGTACTCGATAATATCGCCGGAATTTGCTGTTAGTGTTTCACTCCACATTGAACCCTGAGACAACTCATCCATTACTAAATAACGCTGCCCTTGGGCTGCAAGCGGCAAATTGCCAGTGCCAGGATACCCAGCAGATGGATTAATGACGCCATTGACCATTAACAATGTATCCGGCGGTAAAGTAGCAGTATCAATATCATAGCTCAATATATTAGAATTTCCCGGAACAATAGTCACGCGGGTAAAAACTTCAAATGGATTTAATTCATCTCCTAATTTAAGAATAATTTCTGTAATGCCATTTTTAATGCCACCATGCTTGCCAAAGTGTTCAGCCCAACTTAGCGTGCCATTGTTCACTGCATCTACGGTGTTATGGTCCTTATTCAACAGTTGAATCGTGTCGTTAGTTACCCTGATATGTCTATCTTCAAATGTAATCCACATTCGTGATGAATGATAGCCTTCGTTCAAGATAAATGAATCCAATGCACCAGTTGCATCCATTACATTAAGATTGTTGATAATACTATGAATAAGCACTTGCCGTTTAACCTTAGCCGGTGGGGTTAGAAAAATCGGCAATGAAAACACCAAAGTAGCAACATCTATCGCATCATCAGTGCCTTGCGGTATTGTGCGCGATGACCAAGTAATGTTTGTAAGCTCAACAACTGCAAGACTGGTCCAGTCATATGGGTTATTGCTACTTTGTAAATTTACACTTGGATTGAAAAGTAATAGTAGTTGCTCAAGCAATTGCAACTTTTGTTCAGTATTACTTGACCACACATCAACATTAAAAGTCAAGTCATATGGAACCGGAGCAGTTCGATCCAGTGTATAGTTCTCTGCGACCTGATCAACAAACTGTCCATGCGTCTCATCATATACTCGCTCGCCAACCTGCGTCGAAGTTTGAAAACTGGGGTTTATCCGACGGACACTTGCCGGTGCGAGTTCTGAGATGTAGCAGCTAATTGCCGGCACACTTGATATCGTATTTTCAGAATTCTTGCGAATGATGTGTTGGGCCATGCGGCTTGTATCGCCATAGCGGACAGGCACCTGATGATAGAAATCTGAATCATTTGCGTCCTTGCCCATCTTAACAGAGAAGCCGCTGAACAATCTCATGAACTGTACAATCCACCGACGCAACTGCTGGTCATAAAAATAATTCTGTGTGATTGCCATTAATTATCTACCTCGGGTTTTGGCTTTGTAAAAACCTGGCTAAGTGGCTGGCGTTCTGGTACAACAATAGCATTGCCATCGGCATCGCGTAGTGTAGTCTGATTCGCATTATTGATAAACGAACCAGCATTGTATGTAACAGTGTTCCATGACTTGTTTGTATTATCAACAACCGCGCGCCACAGCGATCCACGATACACAAATAGCCGCTCGGGCGTAAAATCGGCCCTAATGAATAGTTCGCCTTGGATAGGACTTGACGGAAATGACAACCCGCTTGCTACTCCAGTTGTATCACCTTCACTAGCGGCCATCTCTGCTGTTCTGACTTCTATCGAACTACTACCTGAGCCATCAAACCCGTGTATCACCGGCGTATTAGTTATATCATTGATTGTTGTGTTGTTGTAGCCAGGAGAAGGCACGGTAATAGCAGCTGATTCCAAAATAGTATTTGAAATCTGTATTTCTTTCTGATAGGTGCTTAGTGCGTTCTTCAGACTATCCTCGTCATCTGGATCACCCAATATGCCGCGATACTCTTGAGCATCATTCATCGGAGAACACTTGATGCGCCAAAGGTGCGGTAGCCAAGTTGGACCATACCCTTCTGCTGACCGTGAAGCATCATTTACAACATAAAATTTGTTTATACTTTTTGCAGTAGCATCCAACAGTAAGTCGTCGTTCAAGTGGGGCAATTCAATTACATCGCCGGACATCAACCGCCTACCCATGCGTTCCACCATTTCGTTCATGTGAAAAGTTAAAAACATTGTGTCGGCGTTAAGAAATAATCCAAACTGGCTTAAATCAAAATCAGCGTCGCTGATATTGTAAGTGCCAATCAGTTCGTAAATTGTCGTATCATACACACGATCTCTATTCTCAAGGAATAGCACATCCTGAATGTCAAGCTCAGTGATCTCAGCTTTGATTTTTAAATCGGGCTTGGTTGGATCACTACCGTCCTCAATAGCAGCAGGTCCAAGATATTTGTGGATCAGAACACCGGTCCCGCCCATATTTACGGCCTCCCGTATGAGCCGATCCTGAAAATGGTAATCATTTGTCTTTCCGTTTTTCCATAATGTTATTCGTGACACAATATTTGTCCTTCTATTATTGCATGAATTAACAAGTTAGATTTTCGTCGAGCCCAATCGGCTGTAGCAGCCTCACTAAGTTTTTTGCGTGTTTCATTAGTAACTGGAGGTTTATTCTTTCCAGAGTTACTCATCTTCAACTTCGTTGCTGCTGACATGTTCTGTTGTGCAATGCACATCTTTTGACGAGTCTCCTCAGACATGTTTTTGGCAGCAATGCTCATCTTCTGTCGAGCCTCAATGGAATGCACATAACCAGCTGACCCATCGCCGCCATCGGTCCTATTTCTTAATATCCCTGTCCCTAAGTCTTTCCTACCATACCAACGAATCATCCGCCGTTCAATTGCCAGCGCACCAATATCAGACAAATGTGTCTCTAGAAATACAATTCGGGAGTTGTCTTTTGGAGTCTGCACACCCGTGTAACCTATACGATGATTGTTATATGCTCGGTATCCTTTGCCCTTACCAATGTAATATGGCGTTTTGTCAAGGCGCAAATAGGCATAAACATAGTAAATCAACGGGTCTGGAATATTGTTTGGCATATGTTGTATTTATGCCACGGCGATACTTGACTGGGTGTTCAATATCCGTTATAATACATACATAGTAAACAGAACTGGAGTAAACTATGGCCACAGCCAAAACGAAAGCAGCGCCAAAACCCGCTAAAGTAACGAAGAAGCAGGTTGCAGTGCATCGGGCCAAAGTGTCTCGTGATAACAGCCCAAATTGGACCGGCGCCGAATATTGGACCGGTGAACAGTTTACGAAACAATTCCATGTTACTATGGAACATTACCGCTTTGAGTCAAGCATTAAAGCAATGCGCCCAAACATCCTCGAATGGATGGAATTGCATAAGTTTGTTAAGGACGACATTGTTGCATTCCGTAAACTCAAAGACACTCGCCTATCCTCAACGATGTGCTCAATTGCAGCATGTTTGCTACGTGGTATGCCGCTTGTTCACGAAGGCTTCAACGCAGGCAAAGACACATCAAATTGGCTCCGTGCAGAGGTAATTCTTGCTCTTGCAGCCGGAGCAAATGATACAGACGACGAAGTAAGTGATGTTCCTGTAATTGCAAAAACAACAATCCAAGATCGACTTGCTGACAAGTTTAGTGAAGCAATGGGCGAAATTGAAGGCGGCATTGACACTTACTTTACAGAAGGCAAAGCGTTCTCTGCATTTAAGTTACTGTCGGGACAAAATATTGCAGTTCAATTTGCCACAAAGATTCCCAACCTAATTCAACCACGCATTAACGAGCTAACCGAATTGCTCGTGGGCAAAGATAGCCAACTAATGGAAGCATACAGTCATCTTTCCAAGAAAGAAGTGAAAGATGCAATCAAGTTTTATGAGAACATCATAAACGACGCAATGGTTTATAAAACAAGCAAAATTGCCACTCGTGCTAAGCCGGTGCGTAAGGCAGTGCCACCCGAAAAACAAGTGCGTGGTCTAAAGTTTCTCAAAGAGTTTGCAGCACTAGGCCTTAAAAGTATCGCACCAACTGATATTTTGGGTGTAAGCGAACTTTGGGTGTTCAACACAAAAACCCGCAAAATTGGACGATTCACAGTACCAATGCATGGCGACATGGCAATCGGAACACTTGGAGTCAAAGGCAGTGCAATAGTCGGCTACGACGAACTGAAAAGCACTTGCAAAACGCTCCGCAAGCCAGATGTACAGCTGAAAGAGTTCAAGGCATGCGGGAAGCCACAGCTTCGTAAGTTTATGGACACTATCAAAAGCGTTGAGACCAAGCTTAAAGGCCGTATTTCACCAGAAACCATACTGCTCCGTGCCATCAAGTAGCAATAGCATCGTGTCTCCTATAAATACAATATAGGAGACACATTCATGACCAGCACTGACAAAACACATTACCGCGCTAAAGTAGCAAAATATATTGAGCTAAATTTGGGTGCTGGCCTCGTGGATGTTGAGTTTGATGCCGAGCATTTAGACATGTCGCTAGATCGTGCTCTTGCTAAATATCGCCAGCGTTCTTCCAGAGCAGTAGAAGAAAGTTACATGGTACTCAACCTAACAAAAGGTGAGTCAAATTACTATCTTCCAGAAGAAGTAATTAATGTACGCACAATTTACCGTCGAGGCATTGGAACATCAGGTGGTACTGGAACAAGCTTTGATCCATTTGCTGCGGCATTCGCAAACATGTATATGCTTAACGCGTCGGGCAGTCAAGGGCTAGCTACATTTGAACTATACATGGGCAAACTTGAATTGTTGGGCCGCATGTTTGGGGCACACCTTACTTTCGTATATAATCCAGTTAGCCATATGCTAAGTATTACCCGCAATATCAAGGCAGACGAACCAGTTGTCCTGCAAACATACAACTACAAGCCCGACGAAATGATTATTGCTGATCCAAGCTCGGGTCCGTGGATTAAAGATTACGCCCTTGCTGTGGCAAAGATGTTACTTGGACAAGCCCGTAGTAAGTTCACTACATTAGCCGGTCCACAAGGCGGAGTTACCTTAAATGGTGCAGAATTGCTTGCACAAGGGCAGGCTGAGATTGTACAACTTGAAGAAGATATTCGCAACTTCTGCGATGGCGGCACGCCTCCAAGTTTTTTGTTTGGTTAGAGACTCCTTTTATTAAGATGCCGTTTCTTTGCAGCGGCACTCATCTTCTGTTTAGCTTCTTCAGTATGAGGAAGGCGGGGCCTTGCTAAATCTCTAATCTTCTGTTTAGCTTCTTCAGTATGAGGAATCCGTAATTTTTGTTTAAATTCTTCTGAACGAATTATACCTATTAGCCTTCCTTTGTTTGCAGAACCTATTTTCTGTTTAGTTTCTTCAGACCGAGGGCCTCTTATCTTACCCCTTTGCGCGTCACTTATCTTCTGCTTGGTTGCGTCGGTCATTTGTTGTTTAGCAACACTCATCTTCTGTTTAGTTTCTTCTGAATGAGGAGTCCGTACTCGACTCTTATGAAATTCGCTTGCCTGCTGACGAGATTCAATTGAACGAATTGACCCTCCCCCACCTTCGCCGCCATCTGTACGATTATTAAGGATTCCATTGCCACTATCTTTTCTTCCATACCACCTTATTAAGCGGCGTTCGATTGCCAACGCACCAACTTCAGTTAAATTCGTTTCAAGTAATACGATGCAGGATTTTTCTTTTGGACTTCCCTTACGATAAGCTCGGTAAGCCTGCCCCTTACCGATATAGTACGGAGTTCCTGCTTTTGCGGTAATCGAATCATGTTTTCTAATCCATGCATACACATAGAAAATTGTTTTATAAATAGCTTTGTTGGTCATATAATCCTTAATACGGTTGACTAATGACAGCGGTATTACAAGTACGCGGCTGTCACCTATTCTATTTAGTCATTTGGTTAAACTCCTATTGCAATTTTACAATAGTCATGCTAATATAGTGAATGACTAAACAAATTCTTGGCCTTGTTGGCTTCATTGGATCCGGAAAAGACACCGCTGCTGATTACTTTGTAAACAACCATTGGTTTCGTAGAGACTCGTTTGCAGCACCATTAAAGGACGCAGTTGCCGCAGTCTTTGGGTGGGATCGTACTATGCTCGAGGGGCTAACAAAGGAAGCACGAGAAAAGCGAGAGCAAGTTGACCCATGGTGGGCAAATCGCTTAAACCTTCCGCAACTAACACCACGCTACATTTTGCAATATTGGGGCACAGAAGTTTTCAGACAAGGATTTCACGACGACATTTGGATAGCAAGTTTAGAAGCAAGACTTATAAACACGCATGACAACATTGTAATATCAGATTGTCGGTTCCCAAATGAGATTAGGGCGATTAAAAATGTAGGCGGCAAAGTATATTGGGTGCAACGTGGACCCTTACCGGCATGGTATACAACAGCATTAGATGCTAATAGCGGCCATCCAGCAGCAATAGTTGAATTAAGAAGATTAGGTATCCATGTGTCTGAAACTGCATGGGTAGGAACCGACTTTGACGGCATCATTGACAATAATTCAACGCTTGATGCATTGTATACCCAACTATCAACGATTGTCCGCTAAAAGAAGAATTGCTATAATCCGCTAAATAGGGTCAGAAATGCCAATATGAGCTAAATATCTCTGAGAGGAATGAAAACCTCAAGAATAACGGAGATATAATATGGGTCAATTAGTTTCACCAGGCGTAAGCGTTTCGATCATTGACGAGAGTGCGTATGCCTCCGCTGGCAATGGTACAGTTCCAGTTATTGTTTTAGCAACTCGGTCTAGTAAATACTCCCCCGACGGCACTACAGCAACATACACCACTGCACCTTTTGCCCTTAAACCACTAGTCATAACAAGTCAACGAGAGCTTGTTCAATTGTATGGTGAACCAAGCTTTACCATTGTTGATGGTACACCAATCCACGGACACGAATTAAATGAATACGGCTTATTGGCTGCATACTACTATTTAGGCATCGCGAATCGTGTTGTTATAGTGCGTGCTGATTTGGATATGGGACAAATGGAGCCAACAGCTACTGCGCCGCGTGGCATTCCTGTAGATGGGCAATATTGGATAAATTCTGCAACTAGTTCGCACGGCATATTTGTAGCAGACGCCAATGGAGACTGGGTCAAGAAAGAGTTGGTTGTATTAGAGATTGAAAACTCTGAAGTCCAAAACGATAGTGCAGGAGTCAATGGCGACTTTGGAATCGGGCTTACGATTTCAAATACTGCTAGGACATTGTGGAAGAAGGTTGCCGGAGTATGGGAAGAGGTTACAGTCGGGGTTACCGTTGCACCTCACTACGATATCCCAACCGGTGCCAATGCCGCTGCAGGTGCAATATGGTTTAACACAACAAGTTTTGCTGGCGGATTGGATTTACAGGTATACAGGTACTCGTCAGCAACACAAAGCTGGGTCCTTCAACAAGTTGGCCCAACTTCACCGTCACAATTAGTGGCGTTTGAAAGCAGTACTGGTGATATCGACGCTACTGCATTGTTTGGCGACCAGCTAGTAACTGGTTCACTGTATATTCAATATGATATAAACCCATTGGCATATAGGATCATGCGTTGGATTGGCGACAGCTGGGTAATGCAAGCAATCCCAGCTGCCACCTTAACACCACCAGGGCCAATGGTCAACGGCACATTGTGGTACGATGCTGGCACAAACATCGACGTCTATGTTAAGGCAACGGTAAATAATACGCCTGTATGGAAACCAGTAGTATCGGCATTAGCTAATACTACATCACCTGCCAGCCCATCAAATGGTGATGTATGGGTTGACACCAATGACATGGCAAACTACCCAATGTTAAAAGTATGGGACGGTAGTGCATGGGTTACCAAAGACAATTCTGATCAAACAACTCCAAATGGTTGCTTGTTTGCAGACCTAACAGCAACAGCCGGGGATACAACCGGTGCAGAAGGTGGGGCAACTTCAATGGATCTTGATGTACCAAACCCAGCGTTTTTCCCCAACGGTATGTTATTTTGGAACAGTGCAGTAAGTTCTGGTAACATTAAGAAGTGGAATGCAGCATTAGGAGTCTGGCAAACAGAATCTGGCAACATTGACTCGGGCTCATTGGCCGGTGCTCCGTACATGTTTGACAAGGCGCAACGCCGCGTAGTTGTTAAACGTTTACAAGCAGCCTTGACCTCTAATGATGCATTACGTGCAGAAACATTGCAGTTTAATATTATTGCTACACCAGGATATGTTGAATGTATTGACGAGATGGTTACACTAAATGTAGACCGCAAAGAAACAGCGTTTGTTATTGCAGATACCCCAATGAAATCATCTACACGGATGGCCGACATGGTATCGTGGTCGCTCGGTACAAATGCAGGCACAAATGGTGCAGCAGGCCTTGTTACACGTAGTCCGGGCGCAGCAATTTACTTCCCAAGTGGATTGTCAACTGACCTTGATGGCAACGACGTAGCAGTTCCTGCAAGTCATGCAGTATTGCGTGCCATTGCTTATAACGACCAAGTTTCATATCCATGGTTTGCACCCGCTGGATTAACACGCGGTTCGTTAAGTGGTATTAGTAATCTTGGCGTTGTTAATGCAGAGAATGAGTTTGTGCCATTGGCATTGAATCAAGGTCAGCGCGATGTACTGTACACAAACAACATCAATCCACTTGTTAACTTCCCGGGACAAGGGTTGTATGTATGGGGCCAAAAGACATTAAGTCCGTTGGCATCTGCGTTGGATCGTGTTAACGTTGGTCGTTTGCTAGCATATCTACGTGGACAGTTTGACATTATTGCTCGTCCGTTCATCTTTGAACCAAATGATCAAAATACACGCAATCGTATTCTTGCAGTGTACAATGGATTCCTAGCCGACATGTTCACAAAGCGTGCTGTATATGACTTCTTGGTAGTATGTGATAGCGGTAACAATACGCCTTCTAGAATTGACAGAAATGAGCTGTATATTGATATTGCAATCGAGCCAGTTAAAGCTGCTGAATTTATTTACATTCCAGTTCGAGTTGTTAACACTGGCGCGATCGCCAATGGCACTAAATAACATTAAGGGGAACTGAAAATGGCAAACTTAGACAAATTTAACGTACCAGCAGATGGGATAAGCGGTATTCTGGTACAACCAAAACTAGCGTATCGATTCCGGGTGGTATTAACTAATTTCGGTGGCGAAAACTCTCAGAACTTGACAAGCCAAGTAGTGAGCGTTACTCGGCCGAGCTTAACACACGACGACATCACAATTGATGTTTACAACTCGCGAATCTTCCTAGCTGGTAAGCACACATGGGATCCGATTACAATTACCGTGCGGGATGACGTAACAGGCGAGGTTACAAAGGCAATTGCTCGACAATTACAGCGACAGGTTGATCATACTAATCAAGCAAGTGCTACGAGCGGCTCGGGCTACAAGTTTGGCGCAAAGATTGAGAATCTTGACGGCGGCAATGGTGGCGCTGAAGCAGTTCTTGACGGATGGGAATTGGCTGGCTGCTATATCCAGAATGTAAATTACGGCGAAAATAATTACAGCACCTCTGATGCGCTGACTATTACGCTTACTATCAAGTACGACAATGCTGACCTTGACGTAGGCGGGACCAAGGCTCTTGCAACTGGTGCAGTCGATGGACTTGCTACAAACTCTACAGTATCTGGATTCTAATACTTAACCCATAGTGTTAATCCAAGATGATAAGTAGTGTAAGCAGGAATGCTTACCCTTATTAGGAGAACAAAGGGTGAGAAATCACCCTTTTCTATGAACATATGGCATTTACAAATTTAGCAACAAGCGCAATTCTAAGTGGGAAGCAAGTAAACAGCGGCCCACTTAGTGTTGGCATCCCTTATTTGAAATTTGCATGGACAGTTGACATAGTTAACATCGATGGATTTAATTTAAAAACTCCACTTGTCGCAAAAACTCCACTTGTCGCAAAAACATGCGAACTACCGCGGTGGTCAATTACCACCGAAGTTGTAAATGTATACAACCATAAAACACTAGTACAAACAAAATTCAATTATGAACCGATTGCTATTAGCTTCTATGACCAAGCAAATAATTTCGTGGAAAACAGAATTTGGGATTATGTTGCAAATAATTTTGATGCAAATGATGGCAGTAAACAGGCAAAGCTCACACCATTAAAAATCATTATTACGATGAAGAGTCTGGCAGGAGACGGTTCTGCTGATAGAACTTATACACTTGGCAATGCGTACATAACAGATGCGCAACATGATACTGCTGATTATGCAAGTAGTGAACCGGTATTATGGACAATAACAGTACGTTACGAAACATTAGATACTGAAATGTATGCCAAACCACCGAAGACAATTGCAACAGGTATAGCCTCTGCTCCAAAGCCTGTACTAAGACAAATTGCCCTTGCTAGTGATGTTTCTGCTGATGTATTAGAAGACTGGAAAAATGATCCATTGGATAAAAAAGCCGCAGATGACATGCTTGTTAGAATGCAGGCCAGCACCAACACTGCTAAACCAGCAACAACAGCATGGCCAGATGGGTTGAAGAAGAGCACATTAACGGGCGTATATAAAGACAACGCCGGAAACACATACGGCTTACAAAAAGGACCGGCGCTTGAGAGATATCTTGCAGGGACGCCAACAGGACCGTCTGGATTGCCTAAGCCTATTCAGCCAGCAACCGTGGTGAATCCAAGTGCTGGCATCAACACGCCCAAAGTAGCACCAGCAGTGCAGCCGTCCCAACCATCAACAGCAGCCGAGGACGCACCGTTTACTAAACAGCTTGCAGCCAGCGAAGCAAAAACTGAGCCACGCCTTGAAGCCAACGCAGCCAGCGTTCGAGCAGCCGACCCCGGCCAAGCGCAGAAGAATGAGGCAAACATACAAGCAGCAAGGGAGCAACAAGCAATTCTAAGTGGCGGCTCTTCGACCATTGTTGGTAGTCGAAGAGGCACATCTTATGCAACGTAATTCCCGCGGGCCGAGAAAACCGGTGCATTTGCTAAACTATCGAGATAATTTTCAATCATGATATACAAAGTAATACCACAAGTTGAATTTGATCGAGCAGTTCAGCGCATTCTAAGTGTAGGACTCAGTCGAGCTCCTGCTGAAAACATTGCGATTGCACTATGGCATGCCAGCATTGACCTAGGTTTAAATTTTAAAGTGTTAATTGATACCACTACATCATCAGGCAATCTGGAAGTCATGCAGGATGTACTTGATAGAATTAATTTAAATCTATCGGATACAATTCGTTATTATAAAGTGCAGCCAATTGTAACAAGTCCCATCGTTGCCCGGGAATTTTAATGGCTGCTAACTACGCTCAAGGGGCGTACACCGTAATAAATCCAGAAAAGTACATTGGCACCGGGGTTCCGAAATATCGTAGCGGGTGGGAACTCACTTTTATGAGATTCTGCGACAACCATCCAGGCGTTATTAGTTGGGGTTCAGAAGTAGTTCGGATTCCATACAAAAATCCCTTCACTGGTAAAGACACATTTTATGTACCTGATTTTCTAGTCACATATCAACGCAACGGTGTTAAGATTGCCGAGTTGATAGAGATCAAGCCCAAAGCCCAGGCGGTAATGGAACTTGCCCGCAGTCAAGCCGAGAAAATGGCAGTTGTTTTAAACATGGTAAAATGGCAAGCTGCTCGTATATGGTGTAAGAGAATGGGAGCCACTTTCAAAATTCTCACCGAGGACGATCTGTTTAACAATGCAAACCCATCCCGCAAGGCACCAAAGAAGCGTAGAAAATAGTCATAAATAAAGTATGACTAAAACGCTCGAGTCTTTTTTCGGTTTTGACACGCCGCCTGAAGATCCACCAACCATACAACCCATTGAAGCTCAAGAAGCCAACCTTAACACGCCCATAGTGTCACATGTAACCGTCGATATGGGGAACCGTGTAGACATCGCGCTGCCCACGGTAACTGACATGGAATCGTCCGAGCGTGAACTTGATGAACTTGCGGTAATGGCAAAGGACCAAAGTGAGCGACTTATGGATCTGGGATTTAACGTTGACGACAGAAATGCTGGGTTAATATTCACTGTAGCAGCACAATTACTAAACACCGCAGTCGCTGCAAGAACATCAAAGCTTGACAAGAAACTAAAGATGATCAAGTTGCAATTGCTCAAGGCTAAACTTGATTCTGATAAAAAAGAAGCCCCAAATGTTAATGTAGTCGATGCAACTGAGGTCGGATTTACCGGAAATCGCAACGATATTGTCAAAGCCATCCTAAACGGCGTGGGTCAGCATAAATAGTATTATCGAGGATTTACAAAATGCCCACATTATTAGAATATATTAACCAACTACAGCGAGAACATCGCTTTCGCATCAAGATGGTGTTTCCACCATCAGACAAGCAGCTTGAAACCATAGAGCGTCATCTTAAGAAATATGATGCCCTTGAAGTAGGCCGCCCGGAAAAACTGATGTTACAAGCTATTCCAATGGATTTCCCACAACATGGGGGACACGAAATTGTTATAGTAGACATTGTAACACGCTTACCAATCAGCCCCCATATGCTGGAAGCAGAGTTACGAACATTACTTGGAGCAGCCGAAGGCACGCTCAAGGTATTTGGGCGTGACGAGCCAGTACAAAAGGAAATCGAGAAAGAGCCAAATAATAGCCCGTATGAAGTTAAGACAGGCGAAGACTATCGTGCTAACGAAGCTAACACAGCAAAGGCAGATGATGCCTCTGGTGATAAGTTTAATCAAAGCATGTTAAAGGATCTTGACACTGCCAACAAAGAACGGAAAGATTCAATTAGAAAGCCATTTACCAAGACAACAAGTGGCCCAAGTTTCGACGAGACAAAGGATGGACAAACCAGCCCTATTGGGACACGCAAACAAACCATCCCTAACCCACGCAAAGGAGCAAAATAATGAGCAAGCAAACAACAAACGAAGGCATCCGTTTAACGAAAGAAGGCCTGGACAATGCAGCATACGGTGCTATGCCCGGAGAACAAGATGGCGGAGCAATGACAGTATCAATTAGTATGCCAGGCAAGAATATCAGCGTTACAACTGACTCTGCTGATGAGATTGGACAAATTCTAAAGCTTGCTGGCATTGATGTTGGCGCTCCATCAGCTGTAGATCCTGTCCAATCAGTTGAAGACCCAGTGTCATACATTGGTGTTGGTTCCGAAGGCGAACCAAGTGTTCCAGAACACCCAACGGTAGATGCACCGTGCGACATGAGCACCGGAGCAGAAGCAACAGGTCCAGAACTTGCAGTTATGGTCAACCCATTGCAATTAGAATTAGAGATGATTAAGAAGTTGGCAGGCATTCAAACTCCTGTCGTTAACAGTGAAACACCAGCCCTGGCTGGAGAAGAAGCTCCAGCCACTGATGATGAAGAAGAGAACGCAGTTAAAGAAGAGCCAAACGATCCTGCATTTGATAAAGATCCGAGTAACCAATTTGGTGCAAGTGCTGTACTTGGCGACGAATATGAAGAAGAACAAGATTGGCATGACAAAGACGGCAATGTAGATCCAAACGGTGCCCACGATGCAGGCGGTCATTATGATGCCGAACGCGATGCAGATAAGGGCGACGACAGAGTAAAAGAAGCCACCGATGCAGGCGAAGAAGATGACGCAGACCAATGGTATGACAAAGACGGCAATGTAGACGCAAATGGCCACTACGACGCTGGCGGCCATTATTATGCAGAACGTGCTGCCGATGAAGACCAATACAATAAAGATGTAAGCGAAACAATTGCGCGTCTGACACAGCTATCAGGCATCCAAGAATCTAAGTGGTTGGCAAAAGGTATCGTAGGCGAAGCAAAGGATAAAGTGCCAAATGCATTTAGCAAAGACTACAAAAGCGAGATTCCTAAAAAGCCCGGCGAACTTACTGGGCATGATTCAAAGAAAATCTCCACTGGCACTGTGTACACAAAGAAACATGGCAAAGATGTCAAGGAAAGTAATAAGCCCGACTTCCTGGACATCGACAAAGATGGTGACAAGAAAGAAGATTTCAAGAAAGCCGTTAAAGATAAAGTGGTCAAAGAAGTATCTGAATCAGAACGCATCCTTCAACTTGCATTGGGTGAAGGACGATTCGCTAATGCCCCAGATGGTGCAAAAGGTGAACCAGAATACTACGGTAGTTTGCCAAGTGCACCGGGCAAAGGCGCGGGCGACAAAGAATTCGGACAAAACCGAGCTCCTGGGCAAGGCGAGAATCCAATGGGTGAAAGCACCATTGAAGAACAATTTGCAACAGCAATGGGCGAATATCGTAAGTTTGTAGCTGAAAGCATTGCCACAATGAATGAAGGCAAGGTTAAAGAGTTGTCAATGGATATGCGCGAACTGTCACCGCAAGCCTTTAAGGCAAAATACAAAGCTACAAAGGCAGAAATGTCGGACAATAGTCGCAAGCCAGTTACTCCTGCTGATAAGGCAAAGCCAGTAACTGAAGCAACCACTACTGAGTACGGCGTATTCCAAACTGGTGGTAGCGTTGGTGAAAAGAATGATAAGCCCACTAAAACATTTGACTCTAAAGAAGATGCTCAAGCATACGCTAAACGTTGCAATGCTGCATTATCTAAGGGCGAAAAAGGCTACTATGGTCTCAAGTATGTAGTAAGAGCAATCAAGGAAGATGTTTCAGAATCTGAAGAACTAAACGAACTAAGTCCAAAAACCCTTGGCTCCTATGTAAAGAAAGCCGCTGGTGATGCAAAATCTCTCGGGTATAATGCTGGTGCCGCAGATTGGGGCGGCGATGAAGGCCCGGGCAAGCATCCATCTAAAAAATCATGGGCGGGTAGCGCCTCTGATGATAAAGCTCATAGTCGCCTTAAAGGTGTTTCCAGAGCAGTTGATAAACTTACCGCAAAGTAAGAGGGTAAATGGCTTTAGTAAACACATTCATTAAGCCGCCATTTCAGATTGAAAAGTTCAGCGATGTTCAAATCGCTGAACTTTCAAAATGCGCTTTAGATCCAGTTTATTTTATCGACACCTACTGTTGGGTACAGCATGCCACATTAGGTAAAGTAAAATTTAAACTTTACGATTATCAACGCGAACTCATTGAGTGCTACCACAATAATCGCTATTCTGTAAATCTACTTGGAAGGCAGATGGGTAAAACGGCCTGCGCCGCTGCATATCTTGTATGGTATGCAATGTTCATCGCTGACAGTACTATTCTAATCGCAGCCCACAAGTACACCGGCGCTCAAGAAATTATGCAAAGGGTACGTTACACATATGAAACATTACCATCCTGGCTGAAATCAGGCGCTACAAGTTATAACAAGGGCAGTATCGACTTTGACAACGGCTCTCGTATCTTGTCAGCAACCACAACCGAAACAACAGCGCGGGGCATGTCACTTTCGCTAATCTACTTAGATGAGTTTGCATTCGTCAAGCCGCGTATAGCAACAGAATTTTGGACATCAATCTCCCCTACATTGTCAACTGGCGGTAAGTGTATTATTACCAGTACGCCAAATCAAGATGACGATCAATTTGCCCGCATTTGGAAAGATGCAATACGCAAGGAAGACGAGTTTGGCAATCAAACCCGCACCGTTGGTCGCAATGGGTTTGCTTCTATTAAATTTATTTGGAGCCACCATCCAGATCGTGACGAAGAGTGGGCAAATACCGAGCGGATCAAAATCGGCGCAGAACGATTTCTGCGGGAACACGAAGGCGAATTCATCATTGCAGATGAGACACTTGTTTCCCCAATGAAGTTAGTAACAATGGAAGGCTCCGAACCCACAAATAAAATGGGGCAGGTACGTGTGTATTCGTACCCACAACCCGGCGAAACATTTGTATTAGGATGGGATCCAAGCCTTGGCACAGGCGGCGATCCTTCAGCTATTCAAGTATTTAGATTACCCGATCTAGTACAGGTTGCAGAGTGGCAACATAATAAAACCGACATGACGGGGCAGTTGCGCACCCTAGTTGCTATCCTAAAATGGATACAAACTGAATCAAAGAATAACAGCGAGATATATTGGTCCGTGGAAAACAATACCATCGGTGAAGCAGCATTGATGGCAATTCGTGAATTTGGCGAACAAAATATACCAGGGACCTTTGTACAGGAAGTACGAAGACCTGGGCAGAACAGAGGACGTCGTGGCTTTAACACTTCACACAAAACGAAACTAACGGGTTGCATGAGATTAAAGAGCTATGTCGAAGGCGACAAGATGACTATTAAGAGTCACAACCTATTACGCGAACTGAAAAACTTCATTGCCCGCGGCCCAAGTTTTGCCGCCAAAGATGGTGAAACGGATGATTTAGTTATGGCAACAATATTAGTACTACGCATGGTGGAAGTTATAATGTCATGGGACAAGGTTGTTTACGACAGGCTTATAAATTCCGGTGCAGATCTGATTTTAAAACCAATGCCAATTGGCTGGTCGGCTGGTTATAGTGGTACTTTGACTAAATAGAATAGGTGACAGCCACGGTATGCAACTACCCGCTGTCATTAGTCAACCCACTCTAAGGATTATATGACCAACAAAACTACTTATCTAGCACCGCCATACGTTTACCGAATTGATCATCCAATATCCGGCGAATTCTACGTTGGTTACCGAAAAGCCAACAAATTGCCAGCAATAGAAGATTTTGGCCACGTTTACAAAACTAGCAGCAAACTGCTAACGCATCCTTTTGACGAATATACACACATGTTATTAGCTGAATTTTTCACCGAAACAGCAAGCGAAGACGCATATGACTTTGAACAGCTAACTATTTTTGAAAACTGGAACAATCCATCACTTGCTAATAAATCATGTTTTCATGGAAAAGGACGATTTAGGAATAACGGTCATTCACAAGAAACTCGTCAAAAGATAAAGGAAGCTAGAAAGAATCAATCGCCCTTCACCGACGCAACCCGTCAAAAGATAAAGGAAGCTAGAAAGAATCAATCGCCCTTCACCGACGCAACCCGCCAAAAGATGAGTGATGCTAACAAGAGGCGGCCACCTATAACTGAAGAAACAAGGCAGAAGTTAAGAGACGGCCATAAGAATATGTCTGCGGAAATTAAGCAGAAGTTGAAACTTAAACAAGCCAATCGCCCACCTATAACTGAAGAAACAAGGAAAAAGTTAAGTGATTCTGCCATTGGTAGAGTTAGGTCAGCAGAATCTATACGGAAGACTACTGAAGCAAATACAGGGCGAAAAGATTCGCCAGAAACGTGCCTGGCTAAAAGTATTGCTGGCAAAAACCGATTTAAAAACAGTGGAGGCCACTCTGAAGAAACCATACAAAAGATGTGTAAATCACAATCAAATCGTTCAGAGGTAACCCTGGCTAGAATGAGAGCCGCGCAAAAAATCGACCACCTATAACTGAAGAAACAAGGCTGAAGATGCGCAACGCACAGTTAAATCGTCAACCACGCACACCCATAATCGACTAAATAACTATATGAAAACTGATGACCAACTTGCACGAGAAATAGCAGCCGCAGTAGCGGGGGTAAGCCATAATGTCAACTTTCGTGATACCGACGGTAAAGATACTATGGAACAGGATAAGGCGGTTTACATGCATCTGTCGCAAGACGGTGTTATGGTGTTTATCAACAGTGAAAATACCGATGTTGAGATAACATTTGATTCGAACAAAACTGATATGGATTGGTTTAAAGACACGTTTAAGCCCATGGTACAAAATGTTGCAAAACGCTATCTATATGGCACTACCATTCGTAGTTACGCCGGACAGATTACACCAAAAGCAATGGTTCACCGTACAGTTAAAGAAAGCAGCCGCAATACCTCTAAAACAAGTTACAAGCCACTTGGATCCACAAAAATCATCCTTCGCCATTCAAAGCCAGTAAATGAAGAATCACCTGGTGCGCGAAGCCGCAACATTGCCGCCATCTTCGTAGAAAAAGCAGGGGAGCGTTTTCGCTATCCGCACACACACCTACTTGGTGCTCGCGTGATGGGATTGCATGTAGAGGGTGGTGGCAAACCATGGGATGCAATGGGCGAGAAAATTTGTGAGATTTCCCGTAGACGCAAAGATATTATGGAGCTTCTACGCTGGTCCAAACGCCTTGGCGAAAACGGCATTACCATAAATGAGGTCCGTGCAAAAGGTAAGAGTGAAGTGATCATGCTTCGGAGGATGATGGAACGTGCTGCCCGCACTGGAATGCTAGACGAAGTATTAGCATACGAATTGCCACATACGCAATCAGTAGTGGAAAGTTTGTTAGCAACTCACCGTGATGTCACTGAAGCTCTTGCAGATTTACAATCAAAACTAAGTTAGCCGTTTTCTGGCTAAATTGCCTATTGACTTCCTTTGCAGTCATAAGTATAATTACAACATGTACAGTAATGTATAGATTGTGTCTCAATAGAGACGACACTATTATTGGCTATTATATAAAGGAAAACTCATCATGGCATCATTAGCAGAAATTCGCGCTCGGTTAGCCGAGCAAGCACAAAAATCCAGCGGTACTAAATTCGCAGGTGGCGATAACGGAATCTTCGCACATTGGAATATTGCAGAAGGCACTTCAGCAACTATTCGATTCCTCCCAGACGGTGACGAGAAAAATACATTCTTTTGGCGTGAACGCCAAATGATTAAAATCCCATTCGCTGGCATTGTGGGGCAAGACGAAAACAAGAAAGTAACTGTACAAGTACCTTGTACCGAAATGTGGGACGAAACATGCCCAATTCACGCAACAATCCGTCCGTGGTTCAAAGATCCTAATATGGAAAAACTTGGACGCACTTATTGGAAAAAGCGTTCTTACGTGTTCCAAGGCTTTGTTGTAAACAGCCCAATGGAAGAAGAAAGCATACCGGAAAATCCAATCCGTCGCTTCATCATCGGCCCACAGATCTTCACTTTGATCAAGCAAGCTTTGATGGATCCGGACATGGAAGATTTGCCAACAGAATACGTTGGTGGTACAGACTTCCGTTTGAACAAGACGCAGAAGGGCGGCTATGCTGACTATTCAACATCTGGCTGGGCGCGAAAAGCACGTGACCTAAATGAAACCGAGTTGACTGCAATTGCAACACACACGTTGTTTAATCTTGGCGACTTCATGCCAAAGCGTCCAAACGCCGATGAAGTTAAAGCAATCTTCGAAATGTTTGAAGCAAGCGTTGATGGGCAATTGTATGATCCAGCCAAGTGGAGCAAGTTCTACCGTCCAAGTGGCGTGGCAATGGCCGGTGGCGGAGCAGCAGGTGACGCAGATGAGGATACACCTGCTGCCCGTCCAGCGCCACGAACAAGTACTCCTGCGGCATCAGCAAGTGCACCAGCCGCAGCAAGTGCACCAGCCGCAGCAAGTGCACCAGCAACAGGTGCAGCAAAGCCATCCGTCGATGATATCCTAAAGATGATTCGTAACCGCTCGGCTTCGTAATAGATGATGGGTGTAGAATCATCTACACCCATCATCCCTTCAAAAGCAAGCCCTGGTCAGCAGCAAGAAGAGCAGCACAATTAAATAAAAAAAAGGAAAGCATAATGGCAAGCCGTAGTTTCGACGTTTCCAAATTTAGGAAATCAATCACAAAAAGTATCGAAGGCCTCAGTGTAGGCTTCAACGACCCAACAGATTGGGTGAGCACAGGTAATCACGCCCTTAACTATCTTATAAGTGGAGACTTCAATAGAGGTATTCCATTAGGCAAAGTAACAGTATTCGCTGGTGAGTCTGGCGCCGGCAAATCTTTCATCTGCGCTGGTAACTTAATTGCTAATGCACAAAAGCAAGACATATTCCCAATCCTAATCGACACAGAAAATGCACTTGATGAAAAATGGCTACATGCATTAGATGTTGATACAAGTCCTAGCAAGTTGTTAAAACTTAACATGGCAATGATTGACGACGTTGCTAAGATGATTTCTGAATTCGTTGCGCAATATAAATTAATGCCAGCAGATGACCGCCCTAAGGTATTGTTCGTACTTGACTCTCTTGGCATGTTGCTAACACCAACTGATGTAAACCAGTTCAATGCAGGTGATATGAAGGGCGATATGGGACGTAAGCCAAAAGCCTTGACATCGCTAGTACGCAATTGTGTCAATATGTTCGGTAACCTAAATCTTGGTCTTGTATGTACCAACCATACATATCAGAGTCAGGACATGTTTGATCCAGATGACAAGATTAGTGGCGGCCAAGGTTTCATTTATGCATCCTCTATCGTTGTTGCAATGAAGAAAATGAAGCTCAAGGAAGATGAAGATGGGAATAAGATTGCCCAAGTAAAGGGTATTCGTGCAGGCTGCAAGATTATGAAAACACGCTATGCAAAACCATTTGAATCCGTCCAAATCAAAATCCCGTACGAGACAGGAATGAATCCATTCTCGGGCCTCACTGACTTATTTGAAGGAAAAGAAATCTTCAAGAAAGAAGGCAACAGTCTTATGTACACTGATTCAGATGGTGTAATTATCAAGAAATTCCGTAAGGGATGGGAACGAAATGATGATGGGTGTTTGGATAAAGTTATGTCTGATATTACTGCTAACCCGCACATTGCAGATAAGCGTAAGTCAGAAGTAGCACCTGAACTTAGTAACGACATCGTTGAGTAATCATGCGTGACGAAGTAGCGCAACGTGAAAAATGGTTAGTTGATACTGGAGCACACATACTTGACAGGAATGAGTACCAACGCTACAGTAGCTATAATAATTTTAGCTATGCACCTGGTTCTGCAATGGACAAAAACGTCAATATGATCTATTCAGAACCAGAATACGTGTATAAACTTGAAGTAAGCACACGTACCATTGACAAATGGATAGACGACAGTAGAAAAATAGCCCATATTATGAGTATGTCTCGCAGATCAAGTTCGTGTTACAACGAATCTGATTATGTAGTTAAAGTGCGAGAGCGCCATACCGCATTACTAAAGGATAACCAAATGTATAAAGATTCGTGGCGAGAGTTTCAAGCGATGCGTTCCTTACTTGGAGAAGATTCAGGTTGGCCTTATGTGTAAAAGATGCTATACTAACATATGATTAAAAAACTGATGCAACGACTAGGTCGCCATAGAGTTATCATGGATCGCCAAAATGACAAGCCATTGCTTGAACGCTACTACGTGTTTCTAAAAGACCGCAAGTGGTTTCCATTCAATGTGTTTGTGCATAAGTTTTGCAGTTCCGATCCCGGGGATGTGCATGATCATCCTTGGGGATATTTTTCTTTGATTTTAAAAGGTGGATATTATGAGTGGGTTCCAACATTTGATTCTGAAGGCCGAAAGTCTAGTGAGGTACGTCATTGGCGCGGACCCGGCCATTGTCGGATACGCGGTGCTACTAGCTACCATAGGATTGAGTTACATCCTAGCATAACACCGTGGACATTATTTTGCCCCGGCGTACATAGGCGCGATTGGGGCTTTCTTGTCAATCATAAATGGATCCAGAATGAAGAGTATCTTTCTAAGCCACCCACCACGATAATAACATGCTAAGTATCTCAGTATTAAATTGATACTTATATGGAGAAATACAATATGACTGATTCCGGAGAAATGCTTGTACAGATGTGGCTTGGTGTTAAACCATACATCGATAAAAAAGAACGCGATGTTGCAGCAGTAAGTTTTCTGCGTGGTGCCGAAGACTTCCTTGATCTCGAAGAGGCCCGTAGTGAAGCCAAAGGTACAGACGCTGCAATTGATAATGCATTTGCAGAGATTCTTGGAGAACTTGATGAAGATCATAATGAGGAAGATGATGAGGAAGAATAATGAGTTCCTGGTTTGGTAAAGTAAAAGCAAGTCTTGGTAATCTTCCGGACTGCATTACATTCTTTGAAAATGAATTAATTGCCGCCCGCCGAGAATTAAAAGTAGATGGCAGTCTTGAAAAAGCTGCACGGGAGATGCCAGGGTTGGTCGAGTTTCGTTTTAATCAGTTGCAAGAACTTGAGGCGATACTTGAACACCTAAACCTTGAAGCACGAAAACTTCGTGGTGCCAAATTTAGACACTTTACTGAACATTACAATAAAACATTAACATCACGTGATGCCGAGAAGTATGTTGATGGTGAGCAAGATGTATTTGATATGGACTGCATTATTAACGAATTTGCTCTTGTACGCAACAAGTTCCTTGGGTTAGTAAAAGGGCTTGATATACGGCAGTGGCAGGTGTCGGGAATAATAAAACTCAGAGTCGCAGGAATGGAAGACGCCGAACTGCGATAAGGACATAATATGATTGGTATTAGAACAATGAGCGATGTTTGGCGCGAGCAGCGGCCGCAAAGGCCGCAGCAAGCCCGTCAATTTGCAAAACCAGCTCGTCCTGAAGGTCTCAAATTAACAGCAGCCGTCGTATTAGCACGTAAATTGGATGTATTGTTGTCTGATATTATCGAAATGAAGCTAGCAGTCGAAGAAGGCTTACATGGAGCAGCAGAAATGTTGGCAACATACGAACAGCGATTAAAGGCAATGCGAGACAACATGCGATAAGCAAATAACCCGCTGCAATGGCGGGTTTGTTGTTAAAATACAACACTCGTTTAGTTGACAATTTATCCGAAATGCAGTATAATTAATACTTAAACAGCAACAAACGGAGTTCGAAATGGTTAAGCAAGATTTCCGGCAAGATTTTACTATGCGGATCTACAAAGCGGACAAGCGTACCAAGTCCGGCGAGAAGATTGTTTCCACCACTGTTTGGGCCGGTCGCACTGCATCTATTATGGAGCGTGAATGTGCCGCACTTGCTGCATTGCTGTATCCCGCAAAACAGGGATACCGTTTCGAATATGACCCAACTTTCAAGACTGTGAAAAGCTTGATGACTGGCAAGGATGTTGTTATTGCCGCAGACACTCCTTTCTGTTGTGACCCGTCGACCGAAACTTTTTGGTCGTCGTGATGAAATGGTTTCTCGAAACTACTAAATGGGACAATGCAGCAACACCAAACGGTGTTTACTTGCTGGATGACAGTAAGAGCAAGCTGTATGCGTTTTGCCCATTTGGAACTGATCCCATTAAGGTATTTAAACA